ATGAAAGCGCCAAACTTGATTCTTCGCTGCTATGCCAAGCAAGAAGACAGGCAATGGGTCGCCGTGTGCATCGACCTGTGCCTTGCCGCCCAGGCCGACACCTTTCATGCTGCGCGCCAGAAGCTCGAAGCGCAGATTCTGGAGTACGTCGAGGACGCGCTGACCATCGACAAGGCGTTTGCCGACGACCTTCTCCGCCGCAAAGCGCCCTTGCGGCAACGCTTGGAATACCTCGCCATCGTCACAATGGCGCGGCTGCATCTCCTGCGCCGCAAGCTCGGCCACGCATTCCGCACCACCCTCCCCGTCCACGTCGGTAAAGACTGCCACGCATGAGTGGGGCGCATCCGCCCCTCACATGCAAGGAAGTCAAGGCCGCGCTCAAGCGGCTTGGGTTTCATCCGCGCCCGCAGAAAGGCACTTCGCACGAGCAGTGGGTGAAGTACGACCGCGACCGCCTTGTGGGCAAAGTCACCGTCGATTGCCCAAAGCAACCGTTCTCGCACACGCTGGTCGCTTCAATGGCGAAGCAGGCCGGCGTCTCCAAGGCATCGTTCTACAAGGCCGCGAAGTCATAACCCACGCTTGACCTTGCCGCCGATCCGGGCGTAACCTGCGCGCATCCCGAGAGGGATGGAGGCGTCAGAACCTTCGAGATAGAGCGGCACCCGCACCCGAAAGCCATGCGGTTTTTTTGCGCCCGCGCCATGTAGGTCAATGGCCGGGAGGGCGACGGCCATACAACACCCGCAAGGGGAAAACCGTCCGCCTGGCTCTATCCAGGTTCTGAACCTCCCGGCCGCCCAGCCGGTGCGCGTCAGAACGCTCCGGCTGTGCTTCGAGCACTCATAGAGGAGCGTTTCTCATGACCCGCACCGCCCTTGGCGCACCCGCGCCTGAATCACCTTCCGTTTTCACAACCCACGAAGCCCGCACCATCCGCCGGGCGCTCGACATCATCGAGGAAAAGCGCCTGCGCAATGCGCCGGTGCTCTACTACTTCGAGGATTTCCAGCGCTACCTGACGCTGCGCTTCGCCGGGCTGGCCAACGAGCAGGGCCACGTCCTTTACCTGGACGTCGAACGCCGGCTGCTGGCAGCAGAAACGGAATTCTTCGGCGACCACAAACGCGTCCCGTGGGACATCCGCAGGGTGGCGCTGCGCGCCATCACCCTGGGCGCTGATAGCGTGGTATATGCCCACAACCACCCCAACGACAACCCGACCCCGTCGGAACCGGACGTGAGACACCTGACGTGGCAAGAGGGCGCGCTGAGTCCGCTCAACATCACCCTGCTCGACAGCTACGTCGTGACATCTCGCGGCATCACCAGCATCAAGGACTACCGCAAGCGGCAGCAGGAAGAAGACTTGCGCCTCCGCATGGAACAGGCGGATCGCTGGAGCGCCGAGCGCCGCGCCAAGATCGCCGCCACCAAGGCCCGCAAAGCCGCCGAACGTGCAGCACAACGCCAAGGAGAAGCAGCATGAACGCCCTGATCCCCACGGCCGGCGACGGCCTGACCATGAGCAGCATAGACCTGCTGGAAATGGTCAATGCAGCACGGAAGCAGTTTGGTGAAACCGAGGTGCGACGCAATGACTTCGTTGCTCGATGCAAAGACGAACTGGACGGGGAGTACTACGAAACTTTCGTAGTGAAGAATCCGAACGGGACGGAGTCCGAAGCTATCAAGATGACGCGGGATCAGTGCATGTACGTACTGATGCGCGAATCGAAGGCTGTGCGCCGTTCGGTGACGAATCGCTTGAAGGCTCTTGAGGCGCCCGCCATCCCGCAGACGCTCCCCGAGGCGCTGCGCCTGGCGGCCGAAGCCATCGAGCGAAACGAGCGGCTGGCGCTGGAGAACAAGGCGCAGGCCGAAGCGCTGGCCGAGGCGGCGCCGAAGGTCCAGGCGCTCGAACTCATCTCCGCCGGCAAGGACTCGCTGACGCTCACCCAGGCCGCCAAGGTGTTGGGCGTGAAGATTTCTGAGCTGACCACCCGGATGCACGCGGAAGGCTGGATTTACCGCCAGAACGGCACATGGGTCGGGTACGACTACCGCATCAAGAGCGGCGCCCTGTCCTACAAGGAAGCCAACTACACCGACGAGAAGACTGGACTGGCGTGCATCAAGCCGTACTGCCACGTCACGCCGAAGGGGTTGGTGAAGCTCGCGGTAATGTTCGGTGTCGACCTGCCGAGCGGCGAGTTCGTGCCGCCGTCTCCGTCGCCGTCTGGCCCCAGGCCGCACGCATGAAAACCCTTTCCCTCTACCGCACCCTGCGCCGCGCCTTCGGGCCGGCGCGCTCCTACCGCCTCGCCCGCCTTCTGCGCGGGTGACGCCTGGCCCGCCGCGCATCCTGCCGCGGCGGGCCTTCCTCACTGCGCCGTCGCCGCCGCCCTGAACCGCTTCGCCACCTCCTGCGCAAACTCCGGCCCCTCCATCACCCTCGCCTGCTGCACTGCCCTGCCCGCGGCCTGAGCGCCGATCACTAGTGGCGGCGGCGTCCCGCGCATCAGCGCCGCGGCGTTCGCCCGCGAAATCCCAGACTGCTGCAGTACCTGCCGAATCTGGAACGGATTCATCCCGGCCGCCCTCGCCGCCTGCACCAGCCGGTGCATCTCGGTGAAAGCATCCTCCTGCCGGCGCTGGGCCGTCGTCCGCGCCTCCCGGATGTCCTCGGGCGACACCGCATTGACGCTGCGCAGCGTGCGCGTCAGCACCTGCCTGGCTTCCGTCATCGCGTCGTTGAACTCGAACGAGCGGTAGTAGAGCGCCGTCTTCGGGTCCATCGTGGAAGCCCGCCAGCCCAGCAGCGCCACCATCTCATCTTCCATGTCGTAGGGCTGCCCGCTGCCCTCCCGCCGCACGCCCTGTGCTGCGAGCGTCAGCCGCTCGACGTTCCCCACGAATCCAGGCTGCAGCGCCTTGCGCAGATGGTTGGCGATATCGCCCGCCTGGTCGAACGCAGCGGCGTTCTCCTGATACACCTTCCCGCCCGTCTCCTTCTTGTTCGCCAGCACCTGGAAGATCGCACTCGTTGCGATGTCGGCGCCGAAGAACGGCGTCAGCATGTCCTTCACGGCGCTGGCTGCCGCATCCTCCCACGGCTGGTCGCGCAACATCGCTGTGATCGGCCGCTTCCAGTATCCGTAAGGGTCGAGGAAGCTCAGATCGAAGTAGCGCAGGTTCCCCTTCTCGTCGCGGCCGGCAAAGAGGAAGGTGGAGTTCTTCTGCCACTCCGGCGCCAGATCGCGCAGCGCCTCTTCCTCGTCGTCATCCACGCCCGCCATCGCTTTGGTCAGCGCGGCCAGGCCGTAGAACATGCCCGACACCATCGCCATGCCCACGGCCCGCTTCATTCCCATCGCACGGATTGCCGGGTTGTCGCTCTTCAGATCGGCGGCGGTGATGCGCAGCATGTTCGCCGTGGTGCGCACGATCTCGGCCGGGAAGGACACGAAGGTTCCCATCAGCGGGAAGCGCGAGAGCCACCGCACGCCAGCCCCCACCATCGAATAGGTCGGGTAGGTGTTGCGGATGCGCTGCGCCGCCTCACGCTCGGCCTCGGCCAGGCTCATGCCGGCCTTCATCAGGTTCGCCTTCTCGTTCTCGAAGCCGATGACTTTCCAGAAATCGTCGCCGAAACTATAGAAGCCCTGGGCGATCTGGTTGACCTGCCTCATCCCGCGCAGACCCTTCGCAATCGCTCCCTCGCTCGCCCCGAAGAGGCGCATCACCGCGTCGACGCCGGTGTCGGCCTTGGCGTCCTCGATGTAGCGCATCATCTCGCCCGCGTAGGGCGTGTCGTAGACCACACCCAGCTTCTTCAGGTGGCGTAGGTAGGCCAGATCGTCGCCGCTGGCGTTCTGGCGCACCTGCTCGCGGAAGGCTGCGACGCTCTTCCTCATCTGGCTCAGGTCGAAATGCCCGTTCGCCAGCGCGAAGAACATCGCCGACTGCCAGTTGCGCATCGCCGTGGTCGGGGAGAGCACCGTCTTGCCATACTTCACCAGCCCGTTCGCCCGCACGATGAAGCGGTAGAGGTCGCTCATCTTCTCCTTCGCCAGCGCGTCCTTGAATGCCTGGGCCACCTCCGGGAAGGTCCATAGGCCGTTGAGCGGCGCATACACCTCGGAGCCTTCCGCGGCAATCTGCGTCGTTGCGGCCGGCGGCCGGTCTCGGCCCTCGAACAGGAAGGTTCCGACGCCAATTTCCCTCACCCGATCCAGGAAGCGCTGGTTCCAGATCAGCCGACCCATCTTCGTGGCCGACTTGGTGAAGTTCAAACGGGAGTCGGTGTATTCCCCGAGCAGCGCGCGAATCTCCGGCGGCACGTTCTTCCGGCGCGTCAGCACGCTCAAGTCCTTGGCACCCAGCTTGCCCTCGGCGATGAAGCTCTCCATCGAGTCGTAGGCCGTGCCGTTCTTCAGAATCTCGTTCAGCGCCACATCGGCCAGCCGCAGGGCTTCGGCCTCGCTCGTCTTGCCGTCCTCCATGTAGCCGTCGCGCAGGTAGCGCCGCGCCGCGTTGAGTGTGGATGTCGGCACCTTCCGGAACCACGTCGGATCGTCGAACGCCTGGTAGGACCGATGCACATAGGCACCGATGTTGCCCCTGATCTTCTCGTACAGCTCGATTTCATTGATCGCCGCCGCGGCATCATTGGCGCGACCTGACGACTGCGCCTGCAGCATCAGCGCGTCGATCCTGCTCTGGATGATCTGCAGGTATTCGCCGGACAGGCTGTCGATGTACTGGCGCATCGCCACCACCGCGGCGCGGGTCGCCTCCGGCAGCCCCGCCGGCACCTTTCCCGCCAGCGCCTCGGACAAGGCGCGCTGCTGCGCATCGGTCAGCTTGTCGAACGGCACGCCGTAGTCTTGCTTCACCGCCCGTTCGAGTCCGCCGACCGCATGCCGGACATCAAACTCCACTGCCTGGAACTCGCTGTCGCGCTTGATCTTCTCCGCGAACACCGCATCGGGCAACAGACCGCCGGGCGAGAGCCAGCGGCGCAACTGCTGCTTGGCCTTGTTCCACAGCGTCCTGTCCTGTTCGCGCAGTCGGGTGTTTTCGGCCCTGAAGGGGTCGTTCTGGTTGGAACGCTGCTGGCCGGTGGCGCGCTCGTAGAGGAGCTGCGCCTGGTTGGAGATGGCAGAGGCGGTACGCCCGGCGCGCGAGAACCGGAACCGGTCATCGAACTCGTCGAACGTCCCGCGGTTGTCCGTGCTCTTGAACTGCCACGGCTCGAACACCACGAAAGCCCACGGCTTGCCGGCGTCGTCCAGCATGATGATGCCGTCGCGCCCCTGGCGCTTGAGCGCTTCCCGGCGCTTCGCCGCAGACTGCGGGTCTTCAATCGCCTGCGTCTCTGAGAGCTTCATCACGTAGGGGTTTTCCATCCGCAGCCAGCCGCGGTAGAGGTGTCCGCCATCGGCGTACTTCTCGGCCACGCCCTTGTCGCGGGTGAAGAAGTGACCCATCCCCGCGGTGGCGTGGTTGGACGACAGGCCCAGCCGGCCGTTGTCGAACGCCTCGAACTCGTTGGGCGAGCCGTGCATGAAGACGATGGGTTTGCCCTCCGTCGTCTTCATCTTCGAGTCGGCGAACCACATCTTGAAGTTTTCGGAGGCGGTCACGGCCGCCAGGTCCGGCCGGCTCGCCTGCCGCCCGTCGTCATCCTCTTTCGTCAGCACATCCCCGCGCGCAGCCTGCCGCACGCCAGCCCGTGCGAACGCCACCAGATCATCCACCGTCAGGTCGCGCGGGTAGAAGCCGTGCCGCATGCCCCAGGCGCGGATCATTGCCACCCACACACGCACGATGTCGCCCACGGGCTTGCCCAGGCGCATGTCGATCCAGTTAAGCAGTTTGCCGTCTGCCGCGCTAAAACCCGCCTGCCGGCCTTCCAGTACAGCCTGCTCCACGATGTAGGCCGCCGCCTCGCTCTGGTTGTTGGCCTCGCCGGCATCCATCATCCGGCCGGCCACGCGCGAGAGGAAATCACGTAGCGGACGTGCGAGCTTGTCGCGCCGGCCGATCAGATCCATCGCCTTCGCGTCGATCCGCTCACGCTGCTGGCCGTGGGTCGTCTCGTGCAGCAGCACGGCCGGCACGGTCTCGGCGGTCAAGTTCGGACCAACCATGAAGGTCAGGCCAGACTTCGGATCGTAGAAGCCCTGCACAGTCTCCCCTTCCGAGAAGTACTGCACCGACTCCATGGCCGAGCGCCCCGTTGCGCGGGAATACGCCTGCGCGATGCGCAGCGGATTGGTGCTGTCGATCATCACCAGCCCGCCACGCTTGCCTTCATCGCCACGCTTGAGCATCGCATCCACGGCGCCGGCCAGCGACGGGAAGCGGGCCGCCATAGCCTCGCGCAGGGTGGCGCGGGTGATGGGCGACGCCTGGGTCGGCGCAGGACCAACCGAGCGGCGCAGGCCGGGTGCGGCATTGACAACGTCCGCCTCGGTGATTACGCTTGGGTTGAGCCTCTTGATGGTGTTCGCCTCGGGCAATTGGAGCCCGACTGCACGAAGCCATTGAGGGGCTTTTTGTGTTTGGTAGTAGCGCAGATCGCCACGCATCCAGTTCTCGATGTCGGCAACCCTGTCCTTGCCGTAGATGCTGGCGATCCGGTTGATGCGGTGAAAGCCGCCGCCCTTCGCATCCATGTGGATCGCCACGACAACCGGGCGGCTGCTCGCATCGCGCGCTTCCACCAGCGCAACCAACGCCCCTTGCTCGGTACGAGAGTTGAACACCATCACCGGGTCAGCCAGCAACGCCGGCAGATTGCGCAGCACTTCAACCGGCACGTCGTGCTCGCGCACCGCCGGCCGGCTGGCCTTGTGGATCACGCTCGACGGCATCTGAACCGGCAGCGCCTTCGCCCCCAGCGCGCGCAGCACGGCAGGCGTGTCTCCCACAGTCAGATCAGTACGCGGCGCGGTCTCTGCTGCTGCGATGCGATCCACCGCCTGCGCGAACTGCTGCGCGTCGTATGCGTCGGGAGTGAAAGCGGCTCGGCCGGCGCGCGAGAAGCGCAATCCTCCCGTCTCGCCCTCTTCGTACTCGATGGACTGCACCGGCGCCTGCTGCCCGGTCTGCGCATCGAGCCAGTCAAGGAACGGCGCACGCCGGGCCGCCAGGTTGCCGGCTGGAATCCCCGCAGCGTCGTACAGCAGGCGCTCCACCTGCGGCACGCTGGTGCGGAACTTGTAGTTCGGCGCGGCCTCGATCTCCGCCACGCGCTGCCCGGTGAGCGCCGCCACGATCTCGGCGCGCGCCTGCGCGTTCTCCGGTCCAGTCAGACCATCCGGAGAGCCGTTGCCGTCGGTGCGATCGAGCAGGATGCGCAGCGCCTGGCCGAGCGGAGAGCCGGCTTCCGGCGGCGCTACTGCCGCCCGCCCGCCGTCCGCTGCTCCAGCAGATTCAACCGCTGCGCCGCCGGCCACAGGTCCTGCGGAAGCGGATTCCACTCGGCCCACGGCGGGCACATCAGGCTGTTGTGGTGCAGCGCCTGTGCCTCGGTCCAGGTCAGCGCCTGCTTGCGCACCGCTCGGCGTAGCCACTGCGGCATCGGTTCGGTCGTCAGGGCTTGCGCCATCTTGGGATCCTTGGATTTGTGCGGCAGGAACCGCAGTGAAGCGGCCGGCCACCTTCGGGTGAGGAACGACGGTATAGGGCTCGCCGCGCTCGCGCGACCAGCGTTCGGCGGCGCGTGCAGCACCGGTTTCGGTGAGCGGCATCGCCCGCGTGGGCTGGGCCTGTTGCGCTGCTCCCTGATTGGATTCGGGCGCCACCAAGGCGGCCACGAACCGGCCCTCCCGCTGCGGATGGGGCATCGCCACCCACTCGCCGCCGGAGCGCTCGCGGTTGCGCGCCGCCACACGCTGCGCCGCCTCCATCGTGCCGAGCGGGATGCTCATGCGCTCGATGCTTCGGGCGGGTTCGGGCGCGACTTCGGTCGATTGACCACCACCAGAATATCCAGCAATGGCGCGGGATTCCGCTTGGTCCACGGGGGTGTTCGCCGCCATCCGATCAGCACCACCGGATGCCGCCGCATTCGGCTCCTGCGCGGCGACCTGCTGGGCAAGCTGCTGCGTCGCCCCGCCATCGACCGCCAGCGCCGCCGCGGCTGAGATCGGGCCGTCCGCAGGATTGATGCCCATCTGCTCGGAAGGCCTGCGCGCGGCCTGCAGACGCCGGCCCGCCTCGATGTTCCGCTGCTGCTTCGCCATGCGTTCATCAATCTCCGCATGGAACAGGTCGATCTCGTACCGGCTGGTCGTGCTCTTCGGGCGGCCGTTCTCGTCGAGGATGACTTGAGGTTCGACCTGTTCGCGGAGCGCAGCTTCGACGTCCCGCCGCCTGGTTGCAGGGCTCTGCACCATCTCTTCAGGGGCGGCTTGGCCTCGGCCAGCCTCGAACTCCGCGCGCTGACGGTACAGCTCCGCAGCGCGCGCGTCAGCCGCAGCCACTTCGTTCTCGCGCTCGACCTCGGCCTGCAGGATCTGTTCGTTCGGCGTGCCGGTGCTCACCGGGGCGGGCAGCAGGCCGGCGGGCTCATCCACGAACTCCGGCTCAATGGTCAGCCCGGCGGGCTCCTGCTGGCCGGCATCCGAGCGGCGTGCCGGCAGCACGTTCGCACCCGCCCCCATCGCGCCGCCGGCAATCGCCCCTTCCACCGCTGCACGCGGCACGCCTTCCATCAGGTCGCGCCCTTCGGCCCAGTTCTGCCACATCTGCTCCTGCACGGACTGCGGCAGTTCCTCGAACGCGCCCTCGCTCAGCGCGCCGCCGAGCATCCGGCGGACCAGCCCCTGCGGCGGGCGATCCGCCGCCAGTCCGCCGGCAATCGCCGTTTCAGGATCGACCACGCCCAGCCGCTGCGCCAGCCGGCCACCGGCATATCCCAGTCCAGCAGTCAGCGCTCCGGTACCAGCCGCCGCTGCAGCGGCCCGCCGGGGATCGACGCTCTCGTCGATATGGCTCATGGTCTGGCCGGCAGAGATGGCACCTTCACCGCCCGCGCCAGCAATAACCGCCTGGCGGGCTGCCTGCGCAGCGCCCGCGGCGCCGGCAGCGGGGCGAGCGACGGCCCCCGCCATGCGCCCCACGGTCAGCGCGCCGCGCCCGATAAAGCCGCCGGCCGCCATCCCCGGCAGGGATTCCGCCACCAGCCCCGCCACGTTGCCGGGGTTGCGCAGGTAGGCGCCGGCCACGTCCGCCGCGCTGCCCTCGTCCCACGCCTGTTCGATCTCGGCAGTGCCTGCCTGGCGCTGCGGGCTGTACTCGGCGCGCGCCTCCTCGGCCCACTTGCCGGGCTGGAAGCCGGTCGCTTCGCCCAGGGCGTCAGCCGCCTCGCTCACGTAGCGCTCGCCGGTGATGGCCGCCACCGGGATGTCGGCGAGGCCCGTCAGCGCGCCGGGCAACTGCTGCGCACCGCGCTTCACGTCGGTGGCGAGGTCGCCGGCAAGGGAGGTGTTCTGCTTGGGCGAGGCAGTCCCAGCCAAGCCATCATCGAACTGATCAAAGAAGTTGCCAGCTGCTGGCGCGGCATCCTCTGCGTCGAATTGATCGAAGAAATTCGTCGCCATTCCCTACTCCTTCCTGCTCAAACGTACAGCGCTGGCCGTCAATCGCCACGATCACCGCACCCCACAGCAGCCGCAACAGGCGCGGCGACTTGTCGATCAGTTCCAGTGCGCTCACTTCGCCTTCCACGCCAAGAGCAGCCCAACGATCCAGCCGAGCGGCGTCAAGGCCATGACCACAAGCCACACCCACAGCAGAACGAAGCGCCAGGGCGGCAGGTCTTTGATGGCCGCAATCACCATTCGCGCAGCACCCAAAGCAACGGCGTTGCCGCCAGCATGAGGATCGCCAGGCCGATGCAGAACCGAAGCCATGGCGACAAACCCGCCTCAAGCTGAAGTCCGTCCTTGTTCATGTGGATTCCCCCTGTGAATGTGTTCGGTAGCAGCGGGAGGGCACCGTCCCCCTCCCCGCTGGTAAATCAAACTGGACGCGATGCCCCCGTCAGCAACACAGCAAGGCCGTTCCGATAGGCTTGCGCCGTCCGTCCAGCGGTGATATGAAGCGAGGATGCATAAAACCATCCTCGCTTTCTTTCTGGCCTTGCCTGTAGTCGTCCAGGCTGCGAACTACGGCACCTGCCTTCTCGACAAGCTACCCGGCACCGCCAACGACGTAGCCGCCAACGCCATCGTGCAGGTCTGCCTGGCGGAGAACCCCGGCGGTATCCAGGCAGTCGCACAGGGCTCCGGACGGGGATGGTTCAGTCACAAGTCTGGTGCCGAATGCACGGCCAAGCTCGCCGCCGACACCCGGAGCAACCGGGCGGCGGCGTTGATTCGGCAGGCGTGCGTGAAGCTGTACGATGAGCCGAACTTTTTCGACCAGTTCGACCCGCCTGCTCAACCTGCCAGATAGCGCGCGGCTGCCCCTGCCCCATACTTCCTATCGAACTCGGCCGCACGCTGCGGATTTGCTTTGAGGGCAGCCACTGCAGCCGTTGGAACTTGCGTGGAAGCCGCCGCCGGCTGCTCCACGAACTGCCCGGTCTGGTTGTTGAGCACCCTCGCCGGTACGTTCCGCATCGTGTTCGCGGCTTGGTCGAACTCCTGGCCGCCGGGGACGACGGTGAAGCGGTTCGGATTGGCCTGTCCAGACCACAAACGGATCTGCTCTGCGATGGCTGGACGATCCGCCGGGGCGGCCTGATCGTACTGCTGCTGGAGTGCTTCTACTCGCTGCGCAGCGTTATTCTGGAAGCCGCGTGCGATGGCTTCGCTCAGTGCGCGCTGCTGATCCATCCCGAGGCGCTCGCGGTCCAGGCCGAGCCGCGCAGTCGCCTGCGCATCCTCCTGCTGGCCGCGGATCAGCCCTGCGGCCACCTGCCGGCCGGAACGGCTCGGGCCGGTGAGCATGTCGCGGAACATCTCCGTGGCCGTCTTCTGCCGCGAGAGGGCGCCGCCCTGGTTGAAGGTGATCCCGTCTCGGATGGCCGTCATCTCGCCCCTGATCTGGTTCGCGCGGGCCATGCGCTGGTTGGCGAGGTTCAGGTCGATGCCGCCAGGAAGTCCACCACGCTCGGCAAAGGCGCGTGCAACCAGCCCGCCGCCGCTCGGCACGGTCGACACCCCAGGCCGCATGCCGCCCGCAACCCAGTCCGCCGTATCTTCCTGGTCGTTGGTGTAGATCGTGCGGCCGTCCGCCCCGGTCAGACGGGTGATGCCCGGCGCGCCGGAGACCGCGCGGGCGGCGAAGCCCTGGCCGGCCAGCCGGTCACCGGCCGTCAAGCCCTGGTTGGCGATGGTCGGACCGAAGGCTTCGCGCATGAAACTGCGCTGGGGACCGCCCGTCAGTCCGTATTCCTGGATGAGCGGAGTCATGTTCTTCAGCGCCCCGCTGTCCTGCAGGGCGCGCCGAACCAAGCCGCCACCTTGCGGTGCGTCGAAGCCGACATCGCGGTTCATGAAGCTCGTCGGCGGCTCGGCTGTTGGCTGCTGCCCGCCCAGGCGTACCGGCTCAGGGTTGCCGGTGAATGCGGTGCGCGCTGCAGTGGAGATGCCTTCAGCCACGGGCCGCGTGGCCTCGGTGAGCGCATTGGACGCCCCGGACGCAGCACGCCATGCATCACGCGCGGCACCCAGCGGCACGCCAGCCGCGCTGCGCAGGGTCTGCCCTGCCGCCGCACCAAGGCCGCCCGCCCGGTAGGCCCCGGAAATCTCACCCGGCGCACCCAGCACTGCCCGCTGCGTGTTCGGGATGGTGTTGCTCGCCCCCAGCGTGCTCATGAGCCCGCGCGCCACGTTGCCCAGTTCGCTGTTGGCGCTACCGTAGAGCCCGCCGGAGCGATTCGCGTTGACGCGGTTCATCGTCTCGCCGAAGGTCGGTGAGCGCTTCAGTGCCTGCGCGACGAGGCCGGTTCCGGCCGGCTGGCTCGTCCCGCCGGGCGGACGGGTAATACCGGAAGACGCCATCAGCGAACCACCGCCAGCTTGCGGCGGCCGAGAAAGCGCCTGCGCCACCAAGCCACGAGGCCGCAGCGGATCGGGTCTGAAGAGGTCGTCGTCGTTCGTTGCCATGTTCCTTCTCCTTTGAAAATCAGCTCGTCTCGCTCTGCACCGCCACTTGGGCGGAGGCGTGCACCGCGTTGAGGGCTGCCGCGGCTTGGTTGCCGGCCGCTTGCGCGGCATCCCCAAGTGTGCGCGTGCGTGCAGTGAGCCGGTTGCTGAACTCGTGCAAATCCGCCTTGGCAACATCCACCTTCTGGAGCGCGTTGAACTTGATCACGTCCCAGTCGATTTCCTGCAGCCGTACCCTGGTGTTGAAGAACCCATTCGCAGCAGAAATCAGCCGCGCTTGAGCGTCTGACGATGACGTAGCCAGCTTCTCTGCGATCTGCGGTCCTAGCGCGATGATGCGCACGTAGTCGCCGGCTGCGGCGATGCCATTGGTCATGTAGTCGATGGCCTGCGCTACGGCGAAGCGCACGTTCTCTACCTCCATCCGTGCCGCCTCGATGGCGCGCGCACGGCTGGATTCCGCGTTTTGCTGCAGGGCGTTCTGCTGGTTCAGGCTGATCTGGTGTTGCAGAGCGCCCGACGGAAGGGGGAAACCGCGAGCGGCAAAGATGCCGATGATTTCTTCGCCAGAACGGTTCGTCTCGCGCAGCGTTCGCGCACACTCACGGTCCCAAATCTGGTTTTCGATTTCCGGCTTGATGCCGGTCCCGCCGTTCGTGATGGCATTCGTCAGCCAAGATTGCGCCGCTGCGAGCGACCCGCCAGTCGGGAAAAACTCGGAGAAGAAGTCCGAGAAGGCCGTCGTCAGGTCACTCACGATCTGGCTGCGCACCTCGTCGTACAGTTCCATGTCCAGCCCAGCGGCTTCCTCCGGGATCGTGACGTTGGGCTCCACGTCATCCGGTGTGAATGCGACGGGGGTGTAATTGATGCTCGCGGACCCACTGGACGCCGTGATGGCCTGTTCAGCGAAGTCCGTGAATTCTGCCGCCTTCTCTGCGGCCGTCGTCAGCGCCTGCTCGATGATGTCGGCGACGAAATCCTCTGCAGCCATGCTCAAATCCTCCTGCTGAGCGGGACGACGACCCACTCGACGGTTGCCAACTCCGCGTCGTCGCCGTCCTCGCTGTAGATTTCAAAATCCATCCAGTTGGCCCGGATGCCACGACCAATATCCACGCGCTGCGCCTGCAGTTGCTCACTCCAGCCGCGCGCCGCGTAGGTATATTCCTGCTCGCCGACAATGACCTTGAGCATGATCTTGCCGGTCGATGTCGTGCCCAAGTAGGCGTTGGTCACGGACTTCATGGCCGTGGTGCCGAAGTCCTGTTTCCCCAGCCGGATCGACCACGCGATGGGATCCCCGTCATCCGTGTCGCCATCCAAGCGCCAGATGCCTTCATCGTCGGCGCCGTAGGCAACCCCGTCGATCACAGCGAAGCTGTTGAAGTCGAATCCGGTGTAGCGCGTGAGCCCTCCCGTATCGACGTTGAGCACCCATGTATCCATGTCAGGCCCACCCAACGAAACGCGAGCCCACGACGGACTCAGGATTTTTCAGCGGACCGGTCCCGACGTAGCGTCCATCCACGCTGCCGGAGAATGAAATGCCGGCGTGGTAGTAGGGATCGGTCTTCATGATGTTGAACAACGCCGAGTAGGAAATTTCGGCCAGCGGCGCACCGCCTATCGCATCCTCAGCCTGCGAGGTCCATACGTCAGTCAGAATATCCGGGTCCAGGTCGCGGGGCTCGGCGTCCAGCACCACCGTTGGGTCCGGCATGCCGGACGGCTGCCAGCCCTGGACTTTCTCGCTGACCTGGCGCCAGGGCGTAATCGCACCGATGGGCTGGTCAACGCCGTGGTCGGACGAATAGGCACGGTAGGTGTGCTGGGTCACCCAGCCGTAGTACGTCTCGACGCGGTGCGACCAGTCCGTCATCTCGTCCAAGTATTCGCGCTCGGAGAGATACACGGCTTCCGCGTCGCCGGTCGGGATCGCCATCGTCCAGCCGGCGTAGCGCCAACCGGTCGCTGAGTGCGATATGAATGCACCGGTTCCGCGAGAGCCGCCGCTGATATTGATCGTGGGGGGGAACAGGCCGCCCGCCCCCGGCAACTGCGCGGCGGCATCAATCAGATCCTGATAGCCGGGGGCGGATGTGTGGTTCTCATAGGTAAAATCGACATATTGCGTGACGATCACAGCCGGGCCGTTCCACGTGTATCCAGACACATTCGACACGTCGAGCCGATGCCAGGCATGAACCCCGTAGCGGGACCGGCCTCCGAACACGGTATCCCGGTGCGCCAGCGTCATCGAATAGCCTTGATATTCCTCAGTGAGTTCCGCGGTCCATCCGGCATCGGCCAGGTAGTAGCCGTATGAATACCGTTGCCACAAATTCATGTCGAAGCCGCTGTTGTAGATCAGTCCGGTGTCCGACTGCTCGCGGATCGGGTTTCCAACCGTCGCCCCGCTGTCCGACCGGCTGATCGTGACCAACTCGAATTCGTCATCCACGTAATACCCGTAGAGCGGCGCATCGCTGAAGTTCGGAATGCTGCGCAGTCCTGACTGTTCGGCCCTCACGGAGTACAGCGTCAGCGCTCCACCGGTCTCATCCTCCGGCACGAGGATGTTGTGCGAGCCCCAACCGTCCATCCACTCCGTGTAGCCGGTCGCCGATCCACTGACCGATAGCCAGGCCGGAGACGGAGATTCCTCGGCAACCGGGGAGTAGCCGAACTGCAGCGTGACAACGCTGGACTTGATGTGCTTGTCGCTGGGCCAGCCATCCTTCGCTACCAGCACGACCTTGGCCTCGGAGCCATCAGGATTGAACTTCCAGCCGTAGGCCAGCGCACCGCCGATGCGCTCCGGGTCGTAGGTGCCAATGGTGACCTTGGCGGCCAGGTCGATCCGGCTGTGCGCGAACATGTAGGACTCGATTTTCCGACGCGTGTCCTCGCTCACAACCGCCGCCACCGTAATGGTACGGTAAGCCCGGTGCAGCGCACGGCCCACGGCACCCTGCCCGACCACCGGATACGCGTCCACCATGAACGCGGTGCCGGACGGCTGCCGGATGTCGAGCAGCCAGTAGCGATGATCCGGTGAGCGGAATATGCCTGGCGACCTGTGCGACCAATATCCGGCCTGCCACTGCGTTTCGACGCCCGGCTGCGAGTACAGCAGCACCGGCTGTGTGCCGACGATATCAACGATCCACGGCCATGTGCTGCGGGCCTGTCTGGCACCCCACTGGGCTTGGATGAAACGGCGCATCAACCCAGTCCAGAGGCTGGCCGGGAAATACCCCGCGCACAGCTTCTTCATCACCGTCATGACCTCGGCCGCGTCCCGTCTGTCGGCGTCAACCACTGGATCGTCGCTGCGAGGGTATCCGATGGCGAGCGAATCCATCCCCTCCGTGAGCGGCCGGCGTGCGCGCTGCGCACCGGTTTCTGCCCCCATCTTCGGGTGCCGACGGGTTAATCCGCCGTTCATGCGAATGCCGCACACCTCGCCCAGCCACGGGGCCGCATCCATCGTGTGCGGGTCGGCAGGCGGGTTGTTGTATGGGATGTCGCCAAAGTGCCACGTTGCAGGGTACGCACGATCCGGGTTCAGCGGGCCGGGGAATGTCCAAGACAACGTGCCGGATTCCATGTAGATCGGCGCGTCCTGTCGGCCGGACTTCACCTCTGCGAGCCGGTCCATCACATTGGCCTCGACCCCATCCGCGGTGTGCGCGGAAAGCCACGGCACGCCGGTACGCTGCAGCGCACGAACCAGCGCTTCGCCAACGGCGGACGAGTTGTGCCAGAGCTTCGGATATGGGGGGTAGCTCATGCCAGCGTGACGATCAACTGCCGGATACCGTCCTGCGCACGGTAGAGGGCCGCACCGCGCTCGGACTCGATTGCCAACTCCATTCGGTCTTCCTGCACGTTCTTCGCTCCTCCATCCTTGCTGGCGGCGACAAGGCCCTTCGTCGAGCACCACCATAAGGCACCTGTGCGCGGATCATCGAGGTGCGTGCCTTCGATGGCGCCGTAGGGCAGCGGCTGGTAAACCTGCGGCGCGGCCTCCACGTCTCCGCCAGGTAGCCAGTAGGTGCGATCCGCCACGACATAGACCCCTGCCTCGCAAGGCGCCACGATGCTGATGCGCGCAGGGAACGGGATGTATCCGCGCGCTGGGTTGTGCAGGCCCGGCGCGAAGGGCTCCGAGTAGTAGAGGATGTTGTCGCGCGCAACCAGCAGCCGGCCGGAGTGCCAGCGCACAATGTGTCCGGCAGGCAGGGGGCACAGGCCCAACGTTGCAGGCTGCCGCCCCACCGTGTCGGGGAGGTCATCCACCGTGCCGCTGCTACCGTGCAGGAAGAGCAGATCGCCGTTCGTGCTGGACACATAGACACGGGCACTGACCGGCAGGCCGGTAACGGTGATGAGGCCATTGGCCGGCACGGTCACTTGTACCGGCCAGGTCAGGCCGGATTCCTCTCCGGCAGCATTCACGGCGCTGACCGCGACCATGTATAGCCCCGCCGGCAGGCTACCGCCCGTCGAAGGGGTGACCGTCGGCGCGGCAGGCGTCGTCACGCCGATGGTTTCTGACACCGTGCGGATGCGCTCCAGTATCTCGCCGTCCGACCAGTACACCGCCCCGTCCGGCCCGAGGCAGTACGACACGGACAGCCCCGGCGTGAGGCCGGCGCGCACAGCAGCGCTTGGGAACCGGTACAGCGTGCCGCCGTCCGCGTAGTACGCGGTCACGCCGTCGCCGGACCACAGGCTGCGACAACCCGTTGCGGCCTCAACGGTGCGCGTACCCCTGCCCGATCTACGGCGGAGCGTGCCGACGTTGGTCAGATCAACATTGACCGCATCGCGCAGGTAGTCTCCCGCGTGCCGGCCGCCGTCGGACACGCCCAGCGAATAGTCGGGCCGGCGGGTGTCGATGCCGAGGAACGGGCCGGAGCGGACGGTTTTAGCAGCCATGCTTTTTCTCAGGTCGGCGGCACGCGCACATGCGTGCTCTTGCTCTGCACCCGCGCCAGCGCCTCATCGCGGTAAATCCGCACCGTGGCTTCGTCGCGTGGCACGCGCACATAGACGCTGGCTCGCAGCAACGCGAACGGGTGATGCACCGCGGGGCGATAGCCGCGGAACACGACGTGGCCGGCGCTGGGGCGCAGCGTGAGCGGCTGCGTCTTGCCGGGTGCGTGGCCGGTCAGCACGAGATGTCCAGCGCTGTGGCGGATGGTGTTCGGAATGGTGGGGGGGTGACCGGTCAGCAGGATGTGTCCGGTGCCTGGATGCACGGCCTGCGGGGCCACGATAGCGGGAGCGTGCCCGGTCACGATGATATGCCCCGTATCGGGGCGAACGCGGACCGGGTACTGAACGGCCGTAGCGTGGCCGGTCAGCAGTATGTGACTTGTTTCGGGGCGGATAATATTATTGATGACCGGGGAGTGTCCGCGGAACAGTGCCCGACCGGTTCCGGGCTGCAGGATGCGCGGTTGCAGTACCTGCGGAGCGTGTCCCGTGATTTCGATGTGCCCCGCCCCCGGAGACACCACGCCGGTGCTCATACCCGGGCGGTATCCGGTCACGACGATATGCCCCGTGCCAGACACAATCGAGGTGCCTTCCTGCGGCGCGATGGTCTTGTAAGGATGGGTGTTCTCAAGCGCCCAAGCGATGTCCCATTTGTGGGCGAGATAGCCCTCAATGCGTTGCCGCGTCGCTTCGTCCGCGACGTAATCCAGAATGACGATTTCTGCGATGCCGCCAGCAAACTGACGCGATGTGGACGTGTTCTCGCCGCCAATGGTGACATCAGCCAGCGCCGTCCAGCCGGCGAACGATGTGTCGGGCGTTCCGGCCACGCCGTTGCTGTAGGCCACACCTTCGGAGTACGTGGCGAGCACTGCGGCCTGCATGTACCGGCCACGCCACCCCACTGCAGAATTGGCCTGCGCGCTCGAACTCGCGACTATGAACGCGATGAGGCCGTTCGAGTTCGTTTGATACAGCGCGAAATGCCCTGTGCCGGGCGAACCGGCCCCGCCCGTGCCACTCGACATGATGGTCTGCAGATCGGAGGCGGTGCCGTTGCCATTGAATACGAGGAAAATTGAGCACGCATCGGCAGGCAGCGCCGGCATGACCAGTTTCCTGTCGCCGGGAAACCATACCGCGTCGCGGCCGTCCTGATCCGCAGTTAACCGCAACGGCAGCATGGCGCCGTTAGGCTGTATGGCGTGCCGATTGTTGCCGCTCCTATCGATCCATTGGCAAACTTCGCCCAGCCCGCTCAATCGTAGAGACCACGACGCACCAGCGTCGGCGCTACGCGCCAGACGCGCCCCCGCCGAGGTGCCGCCGATCCATGTGCCGGCGTCGCTGGCTGCAATCAAGTAAACGGGCAACGCCGCGAAGATTGTGCCGGCCGCGCTCCACGATGCGCCGTTGTCAGTGCTGCGCGACGTCGTTCCAGCCAGGCTCCCGGCGACCCAATTCCCCGCGCCGTCGGTCGCCATGCCGAAGCAGTCGTTCGACGCGAGGGCGCTGGTGACATTCGACCAAGACGCCCCGTTGTTTGTGCTGCGCCTGAAGTTCGTGTTCGTGTTGCCGCCGAACACCCACACCCCAGCCCGATTCGTCGCCATGGCATTGATGGATTGTGACACCCCGGACGTGACAGATGACCACGACACACCGTTATCGGTGCTGCGACGCAGCGCTCCAGCGGCATTTCCGGCACACCACACCCCGGCCCGGTCGGTGTCCAGGGCGAAGATGTGGTTGCTGTCAAACCCGCTGGGGACGGTCGTGAACGTGACGCCATTGTCGGTGCTGCGGGACATCTGACCGCTTTCGCCAACGATGACCCACACGCCTGCGCGGTCGGTCTGAACCGCACGGATACCGCCCGTCGAGAATCCGCTCGTAACCGGGCTCCAGGTCTCCCCGTCATCGGCACTGCGGAAGAGTTGCTGCTGTGTTCCTCCTGCAAGCCAGGTGCCGGCGCCGTCCGATGCTACCGCTAAGCAGTAACTGTTATTGGTAGTCGCGAATGTCTCTGCGATCTGCGTCCAGGTGAGGCCGTCGTCTGTACTCCGGTAAAGCGCCCCATACCGTCCACCGGCGATCCACGTGCCAGCATCGTCAGATGCCGCGGCGCGAAACTGGGCGGTGTTGCTCAGCCCAAGACCAGGCGTCAGTTCCGGCAGGATCGTGCTTTCGTCGGCCGCATCCAGCCAGCAGTGCGGCGGCGCGTCGAGGAGTTCCGGGGTCCAGAGCATTGCCGGTCAGACCTGCATCACACCCGCTTCACGTCGAACCATCCGCCCGACGGCACTTCGAGTTGCAGCGGATTGCCGTCGGCCGTGGCCGGCGAGTCGGCGGGCGTGGCGTCCGCAATGATGTAGCCGATCAGCGGGTCGGTCTTCCCCCACAGCGAACCGGACACGCGCAGCACGGCGTAGCGCCACGCCGGAATCGCGCCGCCGTCGGCATTCCACTGCACGTTGTCGCTGGTGAGTTTCCAGCCGTTCGTGATCGCCGTCACAGCCACGTTGGTGAGCGTGGCCCCTCCCGCGGTGTAGCCGTTCGCTGTGGTCAGCTCGTTGTCGATGTCGGCATACACGGCGTCACCGCTGGTGCCGTCGTCCGGCGTATAGCTCGACGTGTGCAGGGTCATCTTCAGGGTCGCGCCCACCAGGTCGTTCAGACGGATGTCGTCCAGGTTGGCGGCGTAGAGGATTAGATCGGATGCGGCCATGGTGTTTGGCTCCTTGATTCGTCAGGTCAGGCGTGGGAGGTCGTGTTTTCGGTAGTCACGGTGATGGTGGAATCCGACGAGCAGATGCGCAGCACCGTGCCATCTGGCTCGACGAGCTCAGCGTCGAACACGCCCTTCGTCCAACTCAGCTCCGCGGATTGCTCAGCAGTGAGGCGCAGCCACAGGCAGTCATTCGCTGCGTCAAGTCCTAGTGTTCCCTCGTCTGTGCTGAACGAGGCCAGCAGATCGCCGCCCACTCGGTTGCGCACGTCCATCCGTGCGCTGTCATAGAGCGCAAGATTCACGGGCAGGTAGTACGCGAGCTGACCTCCGGAGACGTAGGGTTTGAAGCCCGCGCCATTGACCGCGTTGAACGCCACGGTACTTGTGTCGAGCCGTGTCGTCCGGCGGAAATCGCTATCCCGCGGCGGGTTGTTTGCGGCGTTCAACTCGACCGGGCCTTTCACGTTCATGACGGCCGCGCGCCACCCGTCCGGGATGCCATGGCCAGACGCGACGATCTGTACCGGCGCGCTCTGCAGCACGTCGTTAATAGTGGCGTAGGCCAAGGTGTCGGATTCGATACGGATGGGCAGCGCGACTGTCGCGCCGCGGATGATGCACAGGTCGAGTTTTTGGAGCTTGCAGCTCACTTCATGGCCCTCCACATGTTCCGTACCAGCCGAGAACACGCCCACAGAGTGGCGCCAAGCGCGAATAGCCAGGCGCCGGGTGCGTAGTGCTGCAGCCCTTCCGGCGTGACGACGATGAGATGCGGCACGCCCCAGTGCGCCGAGCGCCGGGCGACGAGATAGCCGCCGTCGGCGTGCCAGGCGTTGAGCGCGAACGTCAGGCAGTTGAAGGCGGTCATTTCAGCAGTCCATCCACGCAGTCATTGTGCAGCGCCCGGCACGCCAGGCCCCACGACAGCACTTCCACTTCCCACAGCTCTCGCGGCAGGCTCCGAGGCGGCGGGTCCGGGCAGCGCAGCACGCATTCCAGCGGGTCCGCTTTCGGGACCGAATCCGTATGCGGAATAGATGGCGTCGATGCGCAGCCGGTGAGCGTCGCGCCACTCGCAGCCAAGATCCAGATCAGCAGCAGCTTCACCTTTCACCTCGCCCGCAGATGCAGCACGACGGCCTCGCGCCTCTGCAGCGGAGACCGCGCGTTTTCGTTCAGTCGCAAGGTCTGCACGGACAGCCGCAATAGCGGACTGGCCCCACTCGGCGTAGCCCTGGGCCACCACCAGCTCGCGCTTCGCGCAAGCCCCATCTGCCAGCCGATAGCCGCCCCAGCCGCCCAGCACGCCAGCCACGGCAGCGGATGCCACAGCAGCAATGATCGTTGTTCGCACATCACATCTCCTATGCGAGCAGCGCCTGTGCACGCTCATGCAGGGCCACACGGTCTGCGCGCCCGTTCTGGCCGCCGTTGATCCGACTGGTGATCTTCGTGAAGTCGCCAGCGTCGGCCAGCGTGTTGAGGCCACGTGCCGCCCACCACCAGCACGCCGACTTTGCCGCCCAATTCGGCGTTTCGAGCAGTGCCGGGTAGGCGATGAAGTCCTCACCCAGCGCATCGGACGCCTGCTGATAGTTGGCGCGACCGGTGATCTGGATGAGGCCGCGGCCGAGATACTTCTTGCCGTCGCCGGGTTCGGTGTTGCCCAAGTCCTTCCGCCCTTCGTATCGAGCCTGGGCTGGCGTCGGCCCCCATATTTCGCGCACGTAGCGCAGGCGGCCGGACTCGTGCCCGATCTGCGCCAAGAACGCCGCGATGCGGGCCGGCGTGTCGATGCCGTACTCGCGCATCCCTTGGTTCAGGGGTTCGCAGAACGTCGCCGCGCGGGTGTAGCTGCAGTCGTACAGGATGACGAGTTGGCCGGGCGTGACGAGCGTTTCCATGCTCAGTCTCCCTTCCTGCGCCGGTTCGTCAGTTCGAGGTCGTGCCGCGCGCAGGCCGTGAGCCTGGCGCCCAGCACGGCCGCGACGATGCACACCGCGATCAGCAGCACATTGGCCCAGGTCATTGATCCGCCCTCCCTGCCCCGCCGCCAATGACGCGCTGAAACATCCGCTCCAGCCCGGATGTCCCGAGGCTAGCCAGTCCGGCAGCGATACCAAACTGCCCCACCGGAGACAGGTCAGGCACGAACACCAGCACCGAGCCGGCGGCCATCGCAATGCCGGCGGTCGAGATGCAGCGGCCGATGACGATGCGCGCCGTGATGCGCTCAGACGACGCCAGAAGTTGGCCGACGCCGATCACAGCGCCGATCACGGCGAACGAGACAGCAGTTTCGAGGTCGCGGAAGACGCGGGAGAGCCAGTCGGTCATCAGTTACTCGCTCGCATCCAGGTTGTCGAAAGGAAGGTTCCGCGCGTTCCACTCTTCGGTACGCGCCGGCAGCGCCTCGCCGAATGCCGCGATGAAACGACCTTCTGCGCGCACAGCAAGCGCAACGTCCTCGGCGTCGGCATCCTTCTTGTCGTATGCGCGCTTGATGATCCAGTGCCGCAGATCGCGGATGAAACGAGGATTGACCTCGAACGTCGAATCCAGCGACTTGATGGGATGCAGCGGCAGCCGTACAACGCGAAGCAGTAGCGTCGCAGCGGCGTCAGGGGTCGGCGCAAGACGGATTGCCCCAGTCTTCCAGTCTGTGACGATGATGGACGGCTCGCCGGCCATGTCCTCCCACCCGAGACATTGCGAATCGAGGTGAGCAGTCGGCATCAGCGACATGGGCCTCACCACGCCAACAAGACGCGCACGGCGGATGCGGATGATGCGCGAGTCGATCTCGTACTCCGCCTCACCTTCCTCGACGTCGATGCGGCAGAAATCGCTGTTTGAGTCGACCAGGAGGCTCGCGCGTCGGCATGCCTCGTTCTGCGCGTCGTCTGCGAACTCGATCAGGTCGTCATCGGTATTGAAGTACGGCTGCTCGCGGTCTCCGATCTCGCGGCGCACGATGTCAATCAGTTCGCCAGCGTTCATAAGCCCTCCTGATCGCATCGAATGCCAGCGCCGGATCGATGGCCTGTTGGCAGATTGCCGCGCCGGTCTCCCGGTGTTCGTGGCAGTAGTCGCGCCCGTAGTGCAGGCGATGGCATGGGTAGCACCCAACCTCGACAGGGGGCGTCAGCACAGTCGTATTGACCCAGTGCTTGGTCAGGTTCTCGTGGCTTGAATGGGAGAGCAGGATGACCTTGGCGACGCTTGCCTCGAACGCCACAGCATTCAGAACGCCCGTCTCCGGTCCGATGACCGCCTGCGCCTGAACGGCCATCGTCAGCGTGTCGCGAATGGGCAGTGCTCCGCTGCGGCAATGCACGCGCGGCTCCGCCTCCCATCCAGCTTCGAGAAGCTGGCAGGCGTAATCACCAACCAGATGGAACACAACATCCGGCAGTTCCAGCAGGCAGCGGGCGATCAGCGCATCCTGGTGAGGCCAGAACTTGTGAATGCTGGAACCGGCCAGCGCGAATACAACATGGAATTTGCCAGGCTCCATCAAGCCCGCAACGCGCTGACACTCCGCAGCGTCCGGGTAGAAGCGCGCTTCACTGCCGTAGGGAACTTGGGCAAGTTCGCTCGTCCATTCCAGATAGTTCCTCCCCAGTTCCTTGCGGCGCACCGCATCCGGCCAGTGGAAGTTCGCGCGGCACGGGATCGGCAGAAGCGTCCCTTCGACCGACTCGGACAGGTTGACGAACCGGTCAAAGCGCGCTTCCTGAACTTTCCAGAACGCGGCCAGTTCATGGTTTGGCACTTGGTCGGTGTCCTGGATGAACCAGGCATCAACATGCGGGTCTTCGCGCAGGATGTCCTGCCCCTTGGGCGTGGTCATCACCGTGACGTGAAATCCCTCCCGCTTGAGCGCCGGCAGGATGTTGGATGCCTGCAACATGTCGCCGAAGCCGCCATAGCGCACAACGCAGGCCGTCGGTTCGGATCGGATGTTGGTGAGCCATGACTGCTTGAACTGACCTGTCGGAAACGCCGGCTTCTGAAACACCTGCAAGAAATCGTCTTCCTGCGGTTCGCACACGATCAGGTCGAATCCGGTCTCGACGGCAGCGGTTCGCATCTCGTGCTCGACGGCAGCCGGAATGAACCCGGCGCCCGTGGTGTCTAGGTGCGGCAGGTGTAGCACGAGATGACCGCCGGGCAGGACGGTCCGCCACCATTCGCGCAGCGACTCCACTCCGGCGCCTTGATACGACGCCACGACGAACGCCTGGCTTTCGTCTGCCACATCATCGACAGATGCCGCTTCCACGAAATGCGGGAATGCCTTGCCGCCCAGTTCGATGCCGATGCCGCGGGTGTAGGGCACGATGTGGTACTTAATGCGCGCAGCTTGCGAGGACATGCGCTCAGCCCCCGAGCTGCGCGGCGATCTGTTCGTCGATGGGATTGGCAACCTTCGGTGCCACCGGCTCTTCGACGGCCGCCTTCGGCTTACGCCCTGGGCGCGCGGCAGGCTTGGCGTCCTCTTGCGGTGCCACCGGCTCTTCGACGGCCGCCTTGCGCACGATCTCGTCTCCATGGGCGTCAAAGTAACGGCCGTCCTGGTGGAAGCGCGCACCGTCAGGCGTGCGGCCGTAGATTTCCCCGTAGGATTTCGTCTTGTCGAGCTTCATGCTGCCCTCGCTCAGTAGTTGGCCTGCGGATCGACGGGCATATCGCGATCCACCGGATGCGAGCGCCCCTTGAATCCGCCCTCGCGGTTCGTGGCGTCAGGCGAGATGTCTGCACCATAGGTGTCGCCAACGCCTGTTCCGGTGCCGCGGTTCGGCATCGGGCGGTTGTCGCCCTGCAGTTCGCCGTTCGGGATGTAGCATTTGTCCTTCATGGTCTTCTCCTGTCCTGGTCAGCGTTCCCAGCCGTGAGGACGACCGCAGAAACCGCCGGACTCCTTCTCCGTCTCGAACATGGAATAGAGGTCACCGGCTTCTTCGGGCATGCCGGCCGCGGTGTAACCGCGCTTCAGGTCTGCCACCGAAGCGCCGCCGAGCGCGCCATAGCTGCCACCCGAGATGCCGCCATCGGAAGACGGCAACGGGGAAGACGTGTTGAGGTCCAGGTTCTTGTCGCGCATCACATCCTCCTGGATCAGGTCTGCACCGCATCAGGCAGGACTTCGTACTCGTAGATCACGTCTGCCTTGCCGGTGGCGTCCGCGCCGCTCTTGACGCTGATCGCCTCCAGGGAGCCAACGGACCGGTCCAAGGTGGTGCTGGAACTCTTGACGCCCGCTGTCGACGTGGAGAGCGCGATGGCGCCGATGGAAGTCGTGCCGTGCAGGATGTCGAGCTTGTGCGTGGTAGCAGTGCCAGCAACGGTGACCACCGCATGCACGGCCTTGAGGCGGATCTTCTGGAAGCTGCGGAACTTGCCGTATTCGGTCGTGGCGGAGCCGCCGGCCTCGCCGGCATAGCGCTCGCGGCGAATCTGGAAGTTCGGATCGTCGTATGACATGGTGCATCTCCTTCGGGAATGAAAACGGCCTCCTGAAGGAGGCCGTCATGTAGCGTGCTGGGCGATCAGGCCGCGGAGTCCCACTTCACAATGCGGGTATTCTTGCTGTTGTCCGCAGCGTTGAGGGGGTGGACAATGCCGAACCCGCCCAGGTAGTACCAGGCAATGCCCTTGGAACGGCCGTAGTCGGTAGGAATCTTGCCGCGCATCTCTTCCGGGATCGCGACGCCCTCGGCCACGGTGTCGTTGCCGAAGAAGAAGGCCCATTCCGACTTGGCGTTTGCCCAGCCTTCCTTGGCGATGTTGGTCTGCTCGACGAACCGCGTGTTCTCGTAGCGGCCGATCTCGCCGTTCAGGATCATCCCGAAGCCTTCCGGCGTGTATTTGTGGATGTCCTCCAGTTCGTTCTTGAAGTCACGCAGAGTGGACGGATGCGCCAGGCAGATGTAGTCGTCGCCGGTGTAGGGCGGGATGTTCCGCTCCTTCATCGTATCGACGATGGCCTTGACGTGATCGGCGCCGAGCGCGACGTTGTTCGTTTCGGTCGCCGTGCCGTTGGTGGTCAGGACGATGGCGTCGGTGGATGTGCCGCCGTAGGGAGCAACACGCAGCGGCGTGGCGTTGAATTGCGCATGCGAGGCAACGTCGAACGCCTTCTTCGCATCGTTCTTCAGCACCTTGTTGATGACCTCCTTCACGGGCTGCTCGGACAGGTCGTCCAGCTTGCCGGTGTAGGGCACCGAGTTTCCGTACTCGGTGATAGTCATCGTGCCCTGGGTGATGGTGAAGTTGGTTTCCGGCAGGGTATTGGTTTCCACCAGGGTCGTGCCCTGCGTGGCCACGTCGGAATACACGTTCCAGTGGAAGGTGTCGCCCTTGCCCTTGCCCTGCACAGCCGCGTCCTTGATGTCAGCGAACTGGCGGAACTTCACCAGCGGCTGGACGGAGTGACGCAGCACCTTCGACAGCGAATCGCTGTACATGTAGCCACCAAGCGTGTTGGTGAGCCAGACTTGGCCTACCATGATTTGATTCTCCTATTCGGAAAGGTTCTTCAACCCTGGGCAACGCGCGACTTCCGCAGTTCTTCCATGGCTTCGCGCCGGATTTGCTCTTCGGTAAGCGGTTCCTGGGTTGTGGATGACTTCGCGGTAACACTGGCCGCACGGACGTTGTCCAGTCTGGCCTTTCGCTCCAGCCTCTCGTTTCGGGCAGCGGTCGTGGCCGGCTCGTCGGTCGCTGCGCCGCTCTTCCCCTTGATCCAGCCACGTAGGTCTTCGCCGGTTTCGCGCAACGCGTCGGGAAAGGACGTGCCTTCCTGGACTTTCTGCTGCACGGCCTGTATCGCAAGGACTGAGAGGTATGGGTCGGAGTCGATATCGGCGTAGTCCGTACTGAACTGCCGCAATGCGCTCTCTACTTCGATTTGCTGCTTCACGCTCTGCGTGATTTCTTCGACAGACGGGATAGCCGGCACTTGCTGTTGGCGTCCGTTCATGACCTCGTCGAAGATGGTGGCGACCTCGGCCTCATTGCCCTCCATGAGCGCCGCGACCGCTTTTTCTGCGAGTTCCTTCGTACCGGGTGCTTTTTCATCCGCCCGGCCCGGCTCTTCCTGCTGCTTCTCGTCATTGGCATCGTTCGGTGCCGTAGCGCGTTCCTTCGCCTCGTTCAGAATCTTGGTGGCTTCCGCCAAGCGTCGATCAGCCGCGCCGTTCTTCTGGAACTGGCGTAGCACTTGATCGAGCGACACTTCCACTTCCTCGCCGTCGATCTTGGCGCGCACCTTCACCTTGTCGAAGCCGTCGGCGATCACCGTCGGATCGGTCTGCTGTGCCACTTGGGCATCGGCGCTCAGATCTTCTTCCTGCCGCTGCTCTCCCTGCTTCTGCCCTTGCTCTTGCTTGTCGGCGCCTTCTGCGCTCGATTCGTCCTCGCTAGACCGCCGCTCTTCCTGCTCGATCTCCACGCCTTCGGCGGCCAGCGTCGCGCGACGGTTTTGAGCCATGCGCTCCATCGCCTCGTCGCGCGGAGAGCGGAACTGTTGCTGCTGTTCTTCCTGCGCGGCGGCTTGGCTTTCGTCAGCCGGCGCGCCCTGCTGGGTGGCGTCGTCCTTCACGGTCATGGTGCTATGGCTCCTGAAACGAAAAAGCCCGCACGCGGCGGGCTGGTTGGAGAATTGCGGTCAGCGGTTACTGCTGGGCGTTTTCCTGCATCTCATGCAGCGCGTTGCGGCCCTCGGTGATCAGTTCGGCGAGCCAGAACTGAAACGACTCTGCGCGGTAGATACGGTTCTGCAGTTCGCGGATGTACTTCGGGTTCTCTGCATCCGCTTCCTTCAGTTCTGCCATCGCAGCGTCACGCTCTGCTTCCGCTCGATCGACCAGATGGCGGCCAAGGTTGGTCTTCAGGAATCGTTCCGCCTCGTCCATCAGGCCGACACGAATCAGTTGTTCGGTGCGCTCCGTGCTCATGCAACACCATCCGCTTCCATCGTCTCGATACCGTCCAGCGCACCGACAGCGGGACCGGCCGGCGTGTCAGGACTGGTATCACCAGGCGCACCGCTGATGTAGTCCTGCTCGTTCATGAGCGGCTCGGCCGGCACTGGCAGATTCGGATCAATGCCGGTCGGATCAGGTCGGAATCCCTCGTTCTGCAGCACCACGTCTGCCACTGGGGCAATGGACGGGTTGGCCGCGATGACCTGGGCGGTCTGAACCGCGGAATACTGGCTCTTCACGCCGGTCTCTTCTGCCGCCGCTTGCAGCTTCTTGATCTCCGCGTCCAGCTTCTCGATCTGCTTCGCCAGCAATTCAGGCGGCGTCTTCGAGTCCAGCGCTTGCTGCAGCCGTGCGATTTCCTGTTTCGCTGCAGTGAGCGCTGGGTCTTCGTTCTCCAGGTTGAAGAACCGCCCGCCAGAACGGTAGCCGAGCTTGCCGAACACTTCGCTGATGACTTCCTCGATATCCAGTCCGTAGCGCTCCAGCACGCCGTCGGCCAACATCTCGCGCAGCGCGTTCATGCCGCCGATGAACTTCTGCATTTGATCGACCGGGTTCGTAGCGCCAATGCCGACATTGACGTTGAGGAACATGTCCTGATCCAGCAGATCGAAGGCCATGGAGAATGCAGCCTCCCCATACTGCTCGACGATTTTTGCCCGTCGCGCCGAGAGCGCCAGGATTGCCTCATCGGTCTCGTAGGCTTGTTCGAGCGCGAGCACCTGACGCAACACCGGTTCCACCCACGTCTCGACAAACGTCCGCAGTTGATAGCCGGATACCTGGTTGGCCGAACTCGACAACAGGTTAAGCCCGCCAACCGTCTCGTTCAGGTTGCGGTTGCTCTGTACCGACGCCTGCGAGAAAGCGCCTGTCACGTCGTCGAAGTCCAGGTTCAACCGGTCCTGCTCTGCATAGGCCGAGCTGGTCACGTCGGTGAAGGCGACCTCCCTTACGTCCTTCTCCGGGTCATCCATCAGCGTGGCGCTGCCCGGCGTGTTGCGGGTGAGCGAACGCAGGTCGACTTGCTTGTTGCGCTTCACGAAGTAGCGCTTGTTCAGCACGAACCGTATGTTGTCGATCCGCAGGTTCGCCAAGTCATTGATCTCGGCCTGCACGTCGCGCCCAAGGCGAACCGAACCGCCTGGATAATTCCGGTGTGTCTCGATCACCGAAACGCCGAGCACATAGTCTCTGCCGATGGGCGAAACGTCAGAAAGAGGAACCGGGTCGCTCAACAGATGCTGCGTGCCCAGCGTGTAGTACAGCCAGTCCTTACCGTCATGCTCGACGATATTCCGATGCACCCACACGATGGTGTATGCCGTCAGCGCGCTGGCGCTGTCCTTCGGGTCCTGTCGGTTTCCCTCCCGCACTAGTCTCGTGGAATCTCCGTAGGCGGTCGCTGCGGCCAGCAGCGTGCCATCATCCGCCCTCTTCCACGCCGCGGTACCGGTCTTACGGCAAGGACCGTCCATCCGCCGCCGCACGTTCTTCACGTACATCGGGATCATCTGGATCAGATAGGGCGATGTCTCTATCGGGCATGCCCAGTTTGCCCCTGGGTCGATGCGGAAGTTCTCGACAGGGATCAACTCAATGACCGGCCGATCAATCCCGCGATCAGGGTCATAGTCCCAGTACTGGCGCGACACCACCACACCAGCCACTTGAGCATCCTGATAGGCGCCACATGCCGTCATGAACCACGGCACCGACTTGGTAAGCCTCCACTTCAGCAACTCCTGCGCCAGATCGGCCCCGGCACGCTGAATCGGGTTCGAGTCGTCGAACGGCATCACAGTCACAACATCATCCGTACTGAAGAATGCCTCGGCTGCCACCGCCTCGTTGCGTCTTACCGAGGACCGCGTCTTCGGCCGGAACAGTTTCGAGCGCCCGGCATACGACTCAGCGTTGTACTTCGATCCAGCCGGATGCCGCCCTTGGAACTGCCTGATGTCCTGCTCGATGTCTCGCCGCACGCTGGCGTCGAACCACGACGTGCTCGTGCCGAACGCATCGCGGGCAAGACCAAGCCAATCAGGCGCGCCGCCCTGCTCGACATCCGGCGGTGCTTCGCGCATCAGTCGCGCTCCACGGCGATACGGCCGGCGAAGTCCGTCGGCAGTGTCATGATCTGGCTGTGCGCACGATCCAGGCTGGCACGCATGACGCGGTAGCGCTCCAGGATTTCACCACCAGCCATCAGCACCCGTTTGTCCCATTCGCTCGCCGAATAGATGCGCGGCAGATGCAGGGTGTAGCCCATGTTCCCGGACAGCATCAGGTTGCGGATCGTGGCGACGCCCTTGCTGCCGTCGCACGTCACAGCCCACAGGTGGCCTGGATAGTGCCTGTGCAGGGTGTCGGCCATGTGCTTGGCGGTCACCAGGTCGTTCGCATCCAGTTGCGGCGCGTCCGTGGCGATCTGTTGCATGCTGACGCTCATACCCCATCCTCGAAAGTCTCTGGCTCGGTTTCCTCGCGTACCAGTCCGGCCCGCCGCGCATCGCCAATCGCGACGTACTCGGCCGGCGTGTAGTACTGGCGGATCGATACCGGCAATTCGTTGTACTCGCGCGTGCCGTGCGCCATCGCGTCACACAGTTCAGGACGCATCGCTGTACGGCCCCTTGCCGTCGTCGAACCTGCGACCATTGCTGAACACGTAGCCCGGTTCCTTCTCCGGCAGCAGCGTTTCCGCCTGGGCTGCTCCGACCTCTTGCGACCACAGGCGGTTGCTAACACGCACTTTGGTGCGCGGGTCTTGTTGCTGGTTCTGGTTGTCCGCCATCGTCACACCCCATCCGCAAACGTTTCCGGCATCAGCGCGCGCTCATCCACGATCACCGGCGGCTGCGGGTCCATGTCCTCGATCCGAGAGCAGGCATCCAAGAAGTCATCGTGTGCCGAGAACGGATAGACCAAGTACTCGTCGAGCAGCGTCTTGCTCAGGCTGTAGATGTTCCCGTTCTCGTCACGCCGCCTCGTTGGTTCGTAGATACGGAATGCCTGTCCGGCCTCGCGCACCTTGCGTTGTCCTGCGGTCTCCGCCTTTACCACGGCCGGCAGGATGAACTGTCCGGCCCGGAAATACGGCTCCAACCGCTGGATGCGGTCGTACTTCGATTCATTTCCTTCACGCGTCCAGTTCAGCTCTTCGATCTCGAACGAATCGCGATCGCGTCGCATCTGCTCGTCGAAGTACTCCAGATCTGAGAGAGCGCCGTACCGCTCGTATCCGACTTCCACGCGCTGCACGCCTGGCATCGCCATCCAGACTTTCCGCAGTCCGCGCAATGCCTGCCAGCGCTCGGATAGGCTCATTCGGTGGTGGTAGCCATCAAGTAGCCAGCGGTTCTTCGCGGCGTCGATCCCGATAACCGCGATTGCCGTTCGGTCGCTGTCCTTCTTTTTCGAGCTGGCCGGGTCGCACAGGATGTACACGTTGAGCGTCGCCGGCCGCATGTCCAGGAAGCGAAGCCATTCCTTCCTGAACATCGCCTGCTGGCCGGCTGCCGGGTTCTGCAGCATCTGCGCCGCCAGGATCGCAGACGGCTGGGTCTTCACCTTCTCCGCCCAGGCCTCGCGCGACAGGAAAACCGGGTTTCCGTCGATCTTTCCGTTGTCAGTCGCCGGGTGAATCCTTGGCTTCAGGATGCTGCGGTCCAGAATGTACTGGTACGTATCAGCGAACGAGTAGCGCGTTCCGATGTGCCACTTGCGCAGCCTGCCGTCCGCCCCACGGGCGCCAAGGTTGTCCGACAAGCCCCAAGCGTCCGTCGTTTTCTTCACCTGCTCCGGCGTGGTTACGGATTCCCGCGTCACCACGTCGTCGTAGACCATCAACAGAAAGTGCCGGCCGGTCGGCTGACCATCCACGAGACCGTGCGCCTCGATGGTCGCCTCCTTCGGGTTCCCTTTCCGCTTGACGATCAGCCCGCCATCCAGCGACCACCGCGGAGATTCCGATGCAGGGTCTGCATAGAACACCTCCGGGTATGTCGACTTCAGGTCGTCATTCGACTCAAACTCGCGCTTGAGCTGACCCAGGAATGTCCTCGACACCCCTTTGGTGTGCGAGAAAATCCCGACTGTAATCTCAGGGTCTCGCACGACCTCCTGCACGATGCCGGCGAACGTGATGATCGTGCTCTTGTAGTGCTCCCGCGCCCACAGGTCCAAGCAGCCGTCAGGCTCGGCCTCGACCTCTCGGCAGCGCTCGTACAGCCACGGCTTGAACGCATCTGGTCGATGCAGCGCCGAGACGAGCAGGAAGAACCTATCCGCCCGGCCCAATTCAGCCCGCCCGTACTTCGCCTCGAACCACTCCCACGCATCAATTACCGCACTGCCGTTCTTCCCCCATGCGCAGCGCTGCAGGGCGACGTAGTCGGCAGGATCAACCGCCATCGTCCTTGAGGGCGGCCCGCAGTGCGGCGTAGTCGGTGCGCGAGACTTCGACCTGCACCGGCCCGCCGTCCTTACCGGTGACCTCGTGCTCCTGCTTGTCGCGCCACTTCTTCGGTTGCCGGTTCTTCAGCCAGAAGATGCAGGCCGTCGTGTCCGGCGGGTAATGCTTGATCGTCGGGGTGATGACGATTTTTCCAGCCACTACGCGGATATCGTCTTCCGGATGCGAGTAGCCAATGGCGCGCTGCGCGAGCGCCACTTCAACGCGCTCCGTGTCGAACCGGTCCTTGCCACGCTTTAGGGCCTCCAGAAACTCAGGATGAACCGCCTTCCACGTATTGAGGGTCTGTATCGACACCTCGAAGAACTTCGCAAGCTGATCGTCCGTGAAGCCCTCCGCGCACAGCTTCTCCGCTTGGGTCGGCATCACGTCCTTGTTGTACTTGCTCGGACGGCCGCCACGGCTTTTTCGCTCGGCCATTGTCCAGCCCTCTTCGGAAACGAAAAAGCCCGCTCAGCTTTCGCCTGCGGGCTCTTGACGCATCATCGGTACGGTATAAAAAAATACTACTCTAAGGGGTCAAAAATTTCAACCCCTTTCTTCGACGCCCATCGGCAGCACCAAATTGGCCATCTTGGTCGTTGTCGCGGAGATCATCGTCCGCGACTCAAAGCCGGCACGGCGACGGCCGGGGAGTTGATCATCTGCAGCTGGTGAAAAGTTGTTGACTGCACGATATATCGTGTGTATCATGTAGTCACGGTGGCGATGACGCTACCGACCGCGCCTCCCGGTAGCGGGGCGGAGAAAAAAATGAAAGCCAAGCTCATCAGGTCCATCCGGGAGATGCTTGAGTTCCGCCTGACCAAGGCCCCTGACGCCGAGACCCGCGCAAAGGGTGAAGCGATGGTGGCGGAATATCTCGCCAAGGCAGAAGCTCAGCCGGAATCGTTCTTCGATGGCGAAGACTCGCGGTCGATCGTGCTTAAGCTGAACAATCTGAAGTAAGCCGGGAGTAAGAAAATGGGCAAGTTCGTCAAGTTCTTGGGCCGCTGCGCGCTGAACGGTAAGCAGATTGCGGTGTATGAAAACGGGGGCGGCTCCTTCCGGCTGTCCGCGGAAACTGTCGGCGGCAAACCGGTGTTCTACAGCTATCGGGACGAACGCGGCAGGTCACACACTGTCGCAGTGCGTGACATGGAGCTCTCCGCGGACGAGTTCGATTCGTTCGAAGACCGCGTCAGCGCTGGCGTTGTCGGCCGTTCGGATGCCCGCATCGTGCAGCGCGGGCTGATCGAAATGGGTTATCCGGAGTCGATGGAGTAACGACCATGATCATTTCGGAGGTAGGAAAAGTGAACGTTTCCGCGCTGAAGGTGCATGAAGGGGGGATGCTGGAGCATTCCCAGGTCGGCGCTGTCGGTGCCCGTACATGGGCAGACGGGATCGGCCGTATCCTCACCGACTCCGGTCGTACCGAAACCGTAATGGGGTGGGGCTACATGGACGGAGATCTCCGTGTCCTCGTCGATGAGATGGGCCGCGACGCCTATTTGATCCATGCTGGGACCTGAAATGAAACACACCATGCCTGCACCGTGCGCAAGCCCCTCTCCCCTCGCGGGAGAGGGGTTGGGGAGAGGGGGCTGGGACGGGCGCCGTGCGCGGCGAGGCGGCGAGCCGTCATGACTCCCGATGCGTTCGCGGCTCTCTGCGCCCTACATCGGACCCGCAGCCCTGCGGCTCAGGAGGCCGCGCGCCTGGTCATGGTCGAGGGCCTCAGCCAGACCAAGGCCGCGGCGCGGGTTGGTGTCTCGTCGGGGTCGGTGAGCAATGCCGTGGCCACCCTGCGCGCTCGCCTGGCGCTCGCACGACGTGCGGCCGGGGTGGAGTAGCCTCGGCCTCCTCGGACCACATCCGCAATTAGATTTCAGCCCGCGCAATCGCGGCAGGCGGCATTTATCGCACTCATCATGCCGCATTTATCGCGGCGCGCTTCAAGGATAAACCCCATGTGGACCGTCGGGGTGGCGCCCAATGAACGCGTTACGCTGTCAAACGCAATTTGATGTCACCAACCCCGCCTCGACGAGCGCATCATCGGCCGCATTTTCTGCTGCGCTCTCGACGGCTTTCAGCCGATCTCGACACCTCTGCCATCGCCTGGTCATCGTCGCAGCGTCCATGCGAAACTCATCGCACAGCGTCGCCAAATTATAATCCGCGCGTCCGAAGTACCGGCAGATCAGTTTGAGCGCCATCCGCGTGTAATGCGTGCCAGTTCCAAACGATGCAATGACGGGCTTCAGCAGTGCGTTAGCTGATTCTGCGAACTCGCGGTCGCTGAGCGTGTAGCGACAGATCAGCGCATGGCGGTAGTCGTGCGGCAGCGACTGCACGACGCGCTTGACGTTGCCGGCCTCAGCGGCGCCGTCCAAGCCGTGCAGTCCTCGCCCTGATCCAACCGGTCTGCCGCGCATCATCCTGCCCATGATCGTCATGGGGTACTGCTGTGCGTTGTAGGCATAGGCGAAGCGCAGGGCTTCGTGACCGCTGCGGAAGATCGCCGCCTCTGTGGTAGCTGTCATGCACGAACCTCCATGATCTCGATCACCGCCCCCGGCGAGTCGAGCGCATCGACATCCTCTCCGGGGTAGGCTTTCCACAACTTCGTGTAGCCGATTACCCGGGCGTCGTCGGTCCAGATACCTGCGTCGGTCAGCGCGTCCTCAGTTGAGCGTGCCAGTTTCGACAGGTCCGGCGTGCGCATCGGGTACGTACGGCGGCGCTTCGGTGCGCTGACAGGCTTCGACAAGGTGAAGGTCATTCTCACCACGACCGGCCCGTCGATCGGCGCCGCGCCGGTGCGTGCCCGCCAGTCCTCGGCGGCTGACTTCACGTCCTGGCGCCACGGTCGCACCTTCTTCGACGACTCGGTGAGGATCGCGCGGCCGGCCTTGCTCATTCCCTTGAAGCTCTTCGAGCCCTGCGGAGCCGGCGTGCCGCGCACCACGATTCGGATCGTCATCGCCAATCCCCCGGCTCTCCCCGGTTCCCGCGCACCCACTGATCGCTCGCTGCCGCCGCCAACGCCGGGTAGTGCGAGCCGCGCTTGAGCGCTTCCAGCGCCTGCCGGTTGCGCTGAGCCCGGTATCGCAGCAGGGATCGCACCGCGCAGCGGAACATGTGCTCTCTCGTCCATTTCGGCCCCCTCTCGATGTCAGGCAACAGCACGGGTGTCGGTTTCATGCCCCGCTGCCTCCAATGCGGCCAGTGCCCGCGGTGCACGGATCACGCCGGCTCCGACGTGCTGGGCCAGGATCGCGACGAAACGCGGCTCGCCGGCCTCGGCCAGTTCGATTATCCAGCGCTCCCACACGCTGCCGCGCGGGCTTGCCGGCGGGGTCTCCGCCCACGCGGTACTGCCGACTGGGCGGCTGGCTACCCGGTCCGCGGCGCGGCGCAATTCCTTGGCGCGTTCCAGAGCGACATCACGCGAAACTTTCGGCGCAGGCAGCGCAGGCACCTCGGGGCGTGGGGCCTGCTGGCACAGCCCTCGGAACATGGGCAGCGTCGGCGGCAGTTCGCGCGCCTTGCACTGCTCCATCGCCCATGCGATCTGAGCACCACAGAACGGCGCGAGGTCATCAGCCCATACGTCCTTGACCTCTGCCAGGTCGGTGCCGACCCACATCTCGGCGAACAGCCGGCCGTACATCGCCGACATCCGCGCGAAAATCCGCTCAACCCACAACACGCGCTTCTCCTTGGAGAGTTCTCGCAGCGGCATCGTCGTCGTCGCGCTTGCACCCGGTGAGTTCGGCAATGGTGTCGGCGCGCTGCTCGGCAGCGCTACGTCGTTGAGGCTTCCCATGGTTGTCCTCGCGTCTGGGCGCGGATTGCGCCTTGATTCGGTCGTTCTTCAGGCTGCGGATGAAGGCGTGATCCCACTCGTGCTGCGTGCGCTGGTCTGCCCGGGTCAGCCAGTACGCGACAAACTCGACTCGCGCAGCATCGAACTCGGCGTTCCCTGGGATTGGCAGTCCGGCCTGATGGGCCAGCGTTGCGAATGTCGATGACGGTCGCCACTCCGAGTGCATCGGCACGCGATCTGCCGATGGCGGACCGGTCTCGCATGCGCGCGCGCTGGGGGAGGAAGGGGGAGGTTTACTCCTTTCCCTTCCCTTCCCTTCCCTTCCGTCCGTGAGTGCTCCGTGATCGCTCAATGAGTCATCAGCGAGTGCTCCGTGACAAACCGTCGAATCCGCGCCGGCATTGGTCTGTTCGTCCTGTCCGGCGGCGGAGGGAAGCGGCGCACCGCGCGGCGGCTCCGGGTAGCGGGACTTCGATGGACGGTTGATGACCTGGTGGTGCCAGCCGGTGACGAACCACCAGCGGCGGCTCTCGGCTTCGAACTCAATGAGCAATCCCTGGGTGATCAGCTCGCCGACTAGCTTCTCAACATCTGAAGAGAGCAAATCGTCGGCCGGGAACACTTCGGCCTTCAGGGTCTTGTAAGCAACCGGATGCACGCCCCGGTCGTCACAGAAATTCCACATGCCAATGAACAGCAGGCGTGCCATGGGCGACAGCTCCATGACCTGTTCAGCCGTCCAGAACTCGGGCTTGATGGTGCGGATGCGGGCCACTACACAGCCTCCGCGAACAGGTCTTGTCGATCCGCCGGCTGTCGCTGGCGAGCGAGGCGGATGAAATGCCCGTCCAGGCCGCACGCGCTCAGGATCTCGGTGTCGCGCTGGCCGTAGGCAATGAGCACGCTCGGTGCCCCGCTGTTGGCCTTCGCGCGGCTGCCGTCGGCATGGTGGAAGTGTCCGTTGTCCTCGATGGTGAAGTGGCGGTCGGCCGTGTTCCACGGCCGGCGGGCGAGAACGGGTGCGCATGGGTCCAGATCGAAACGGCCCAGCCTTGACAGGACATGCGGCGGCGTCAGCCACTCGTCGTTCTGCATGCGCGCGCTGTGGTGGGAGCCGATGCCGGACTTCCGATGTGTCAGTCCGTGCATGCGCAGTCCTCCAGAGCAACATCCTCGGCGAACTCGAACAGTTCCCCCTGTCCGCCTTGCGCAAGCTCCAGCATCCGCGCGTAGCTGATGCGGTCGTTGCGGAACCGGTTGCCATCTCCCTTTCCATCGGCCGGCCTTTCCTGCGCAGCCCACCAGATGGCGCGCTCCGGCTGCTCGCGGATCAACGAGAACACCTGCGCGGCCGGCTTGAGGAAGCACAGATCGCAGTTGCCGTGCATGGTCTTACCGCCGATGTTCGGGAGCCGCAGGTCGAACGGCTGCTGCTTCCAGAACGTCGCCACATCGGCAGCAGAGATGCCGATCCGCGCCAGCGGTGCGAAGCGGTCATAGGGCTCCTTGTGCGGCAAATCCAGCGTTTCCGGCGCCTCCTTGCCAGTGTTGGCGAACAGAACGCGCACGTCGTTGGGTAGCTGGCCGCCGTGGGAATCCAGGATTTTCCGCAGCATCATCCCGGACGTGCGCCCACCGCTGAACGAGATGACGGCAGGGCCTTCTACGCGGCATGGGTCTGCCATCGCCCTATTCCTCCTCGGGCGGCATGAGCCAAAGCAGCAGGTCGTGCAGCAGGCCGATCAGGAATTCGAGGACGATCATGGCCGCCCCTTTCGTAATGCCCGCGCATCGTCAGGCTCGGGCAAATTCTCATCATCGGAATCCACGGCCTTGGCCAGCAGATGGCGCATGTACTCACCCAGCGAGAGCCCCATCACCCGCGCCTTGCGCGCACCGAGGATGCGCAGCTCGTGCGGAATCCGCATCGAGAAGATGCCGTCCATCGGGATGTCGGTGGAGTCGGATGCGCGCCGCGACAGCCGCGGTTCGTCGTCGACAGGGGAAGGCTCGGGCGCGGCAGACTGCCGGCGCGTGAAGGGCCAGACCATCAGCGGCACTCCCGTACTGTAAAAGGCGGCCTCTCCAATGCAGATAGAATGGAAGTTCTCACGCAACCATCCCCAGCAAAGGAGAAGCCATGAACGACTAGCAGAAGAAACCGACGACCATTGCCGATCTTGAGAAGCGAATCGCAAGCCTCGTCGGGCAAACAGCAGCCTTGCAGGTACTGGTGATCGCACTCATCGAGGCACACCCCGATCCCGCCGAGATTGCGGCGCAGCTTCGTCGGCTGACCGAATTCGGGATTGCAAAACTGCTGCCCTCCGAAGGGTCTGACGCAATCGTTCAGGCATTCCAGGACGTAGTCGCGCTCGCCTGCGCCCGCGCAGACGAGAAATCGCGAGAGCCTGGTCGATGATCTGGGCAATGGCTTCAAAGGAGCGCATCAGGCGGGCTCCTGGGGGGCGGGAGACGGCTGTCGGTTGGAGAGATACGCCCAGTGCTCAGCAAGGTCGGGACGAAGGTCTTCGCAAGTCACTTGGCGGTTGGTCAGTGACTCGATTTCCGAGCACCGCTCAGATGGGACGAGCTTCTTCATCGCAGCCCACTCGGACACCGTCGTCGGAGTAACGCCGAGGCTCAATGCCAGCCTGGATGCCCGCCCACGCTCTTTGGAAAGGTAGGTTTTGAGGTTCATGGACGTACTTTAGCCATTAGCTAACGCATCAGTCAAGCCTTTGGCTAATTCACAATGTTAGCCATAAGCTATAAAAAGACCGAATGAAGCTGATTGACGATATTCGCGCTGAAAACCTTGCCCGGCTGGCAGGCGAGCATGGGTCTGTAAAGAACTTGGCAGAGCACCTTCGCAAGTCAGAGTCCCAAGTAAGCCAGTGGATCAACCGCTCAACCAACTCTGGCACCGGAAAGCCAAGAACAATGCGATCCACAACCGCTCGCGCGATTGAGGAAGCGTGTGGCAAGGAAGTTGGATGGCTAGACCGTGATCAAGATCACGCGCCCATAGAAAATGCCGGCGACGTATCACCTTCGACAAATATTCATGGCGGCGGAGAGATGGAAAAATCCAAAGCTGCGCCCACTGCAGCTAGATGGCCGTTTCTTGCAGTCGATGAGTCTGCCTACAACGCTCTCACGAACGAGGGGCGCGCTTGGGTGCAGGCGCGCATGACTTCGGCCATAGAAGAAGCTGCAGCAAGGTACGGCACGCTCTCCGAAAAACGGAAAGCGTGACTCGGCCGCTGGCGAAGGTCTATCCATTCCCAACCGAAAGGACAGGAGCAAGATGAGCACGACGCTTTCGCCAATTCTGTCTGTTGCACGAGATATCCTTGCCGAAGCCAGGAAGCCGCTGCATGTGGATGAAATTGCAGCCGAGGCTGTTCGCACGAACAGAAACCTTCAACTGTCCGCAGAAGATTTCTCCGCAAAGGTTGCCGCAGCTCTCTCGTCGAACCTGAGAACGAAGTCGCCGTCTTTTGGGAAGGTCAAGAACAAAACCGGCGGTCTGAAGCGCGGCGTGTATCGAGTTCGCCAGGGCCGGAGCAAGCTGGGCTTGCCGCCAGTTATCGTGGAGCAGACGACTCCGGTCAGCAGCAACTTCATTGGGAAGGCCGGCGAACACGCCGTAATGGCTGAACTGCTCTACCGCGGCTTCAACTCGTCGTTGATGGCTGTTGATGAAGGGGTCGACATCGTTGCGTCCAAGAACAACCAATATTTCCACATTCAGGTCAAAACGTCAGCGCTTGGCGCGAACGGGAAGTACACCTTTTTCATCAAGAACTCGTCTTTCGATGCGAACAACGGCGGGAAGGTCTTCTACATACTGGTGATGCGCAGTCCAGATGGAGCCACGAAGTTTGCAGTCATTCCAAGCGTTCAGCTTTCGATCCGCGATCGAAGAGCGGGGCTGATGGCGGGCTCTTGAACGCCACCCAGGCTGAGCGCCGGGTCTACGATCAGTCGGCGCATCAGCCGCCCCCATAGCAAGTAGATCGTCTTCCACATCACATCCTCCCCAGCCCGCCCAGCGCGGGCTTTTTTGCGCCCTCAGATCGGGGCGTGGGGGGATTATCGCATGAAAAATTAGCTAATAGCTATTGACATTGCGTTAGCTTATGGCTAAATTTCACCTATCGCAGCACGCAACACCGCAGCGACCCGGCAGCCCAGGCGCGCAGAACCCCGGATAGAGCAGTACCGGCAAGTACGGTCAGCCGCCAAGACGTTCTGGGCAGAGTGAAGCGGCAGGTCTACGGAGAAGCCGCACGGGAGAACGCAACCGCAGCACCGAATACCGAAGCCCGGCGCATTGCCGGGTGGCAGCACCGATCTTTACCAGGCCAGCGCCAGAGCAGCGGCGCCCGCTACAACTCGGACGGATAGGCAGCGAGTCGCCGAACGGCGGCTGCGCTGCGCCCCCACAGACGCCAGCCGGGCACAACGAGGCAGGCAAGACGGCACCGCCGGAGTCCGACGCAATGAGGCGGAGACGGGCCGGGGGATGTCGAGCATGCGCAAGCATGGCGCCCGCCGCGGTGGCGCTGGTAACCGCGAGAAGCCGGCGCGAAATGCCGGACGCCTGCTGCAGACATCGGTCGCCGCTGATCGTGACGCAGACCCCGGACGAGAGTAACCGGGACCGAATTTTCCGCGGTCGAATCAACTCCGGAATGCCAGCCAGGGACCGCTGACGGCTGGACGCCACGCACGTATCAAGTCGAGAACGCCCGGTCGCTGGAAAGCCGCGTGGGGAAGCAGGCGTGACTTACGCCGGATGGAGAGAATCCGGCCCAACATCAAAGCGGCGGGAGGAACGCGTCCTCGGCGTAGGGACCAACGCAGGCGCATAGAAGCTATCCGGCAGTAGCAGCGCCCGGTCTGGAAATCAGGCCCGCTTTGATGTTGGTGAGCGCTGCAGATGGGCGTCGATAGTGCGGTTCGCTGCCGCACGAACACACGGGGATTGCGACCTCTGGTCAATCGACCGCCAACACCCGAACCCCCTGCCGGGGCAGCAAGCAGGGGGAACAGCAGAGCGGCCGGGGTGTGATGGTTGCATTGCAGGTCACAGCGAAAGCTGACCGGAGAGGAGCTGCCGGGGGAACTGGTTCGATTCCAGTCGGACGCTCTGCTGTTGATCGTGTAGCCCAGGCGTCGACCGCGTGCTCTGACCGCATGGGCTTTGTGTAGGGTGTGCCGCCCGCTGGAACACGCGGCGAAGGCGAAGCGGATGCACTCAGACTCGCAAGGATTGCGGACGCCGGAACGGTGGCGTCGGAAGACCAGCGAGCAGGCCGGTGGAAGTCCGGCACGAATCCACAAGAGGGGCCAAGCCGGTGAAGTCCGCCGGCGGTAAAGGCATGACGCTCGGGCAGTAGCTGCGGAAGGCAGCCGGGCAATAGGCGATGCAGGGATCTCGTCCGCTTCCGCTACCGCGCCCCGTTACCGCGAGCAGTGCCCGATGAGAACCCCGGTCGCAGGCGACAGACCCTGCAGATGAACCCTGCGGCCGGCATTGGGTTGAGCAGCATCCAGAAGCGAGACGGTGGTTTGAACGGCGAAGCGTACCGCGGTGAGTAGCCCAGTATTGCCGCCGTCTCGGCTTGTGGGTGCAGCACTGAAAGTCGGGGAAGTGCGCGGAAGGGAACCCCTTCGATGGGGCCTGAGTTGAGAGCCAGAACGAGCCGTGAAAGCGGGGGACCTGGAGCCGCTGCAGGACAACTCTGCAACCAGCCGGGTAGCGTCCGGCCACCCACAGCCATCAGGCCAGCCGGCCATCGGCCGCGCCCTCCCTGCACCAGCCCGCATCGGCTGGCTCCCCTTTCGAGGCTTCCATGTTCCTCCTGCTGATCCAGTTGGCGGCGATGCAACTCGCCCCGGCCACGCCGCCGCCTGCTAGGGTGGCCTCGCCCGCCCTCCCCGACGGCACTGCGCCGCCACCGCTACCGCATGCCAAGGGGGCATGCACGGGGCGATAGACGCAAGCCCGGTGTAGCGCCCCGACAGTGCGCAACCGGTTCCAACTGGCCCGATCCGCGACGACCTACCGGTGCGTCAGCAGAACACCGCGAACGGAGATGACGGCACCACGACGACACGAATGCGGCGCGCCTCTGCCACAAGCGGGGCTTTTGACGCGCACACGGCCGGAGAGCGTAACCGGCCGCTCCATCCTCCGTCTGTAGCGCAGTCCGGTAGCGCGCTCGCTTTGGGAGCGAGATGTCGGGGGTTCGAATCCATCCAGGCGGACCAATCACGGGGCCATAGCTCAGATGGGAGAGCGCCTGCCCTGCAAGCAGGATGTCGCCGGTTCGATCCCGGCTGGCTCCACCACTTCACCACCGAGGACCGCGCACCATGAGCGAAACCACCACGACTATTCCTCCGACAATCGGCCAGCCGTGGCCCGAACAGGGTGGGATTTTCATCGGCAGCCGCCTGATCGATGGCCAGGTCCATCACATCATCACGCCGGCCGGCATCGAGCACGACCGGCGGGCCGACTTCGACCAGATCGAAGCCGGCGGCGTCGAGTTCGGCGATATCAACGGCCACAGCGACTGGCAGGTCGGCGAGCAGGAAGACCTGATGCTGGCCTGGGTCACGGCCCGCGAGCACTTCGTGCAGACCGGCGGTCTGGACAGCATCTACTGGTCGCGCTCGTTCCATCACGGCTGGCCGTGGGCTGTGGGTTTCGAGTACGGCTACGTGTACTACCGCTACCGGGACCTCGTGTTCCGCGTCCGCCCCTTCCGCAGCGTCATCGCTTCGTCGCTTTAA